GAATTGCTCAATTTAGTAAAAATGCTATTATCGATATTGTAATTACCATCGCCAGCATCGTTGGTTCCAGCTAATTTATTATAGCCTAGCTCAACGCTGTTCACCAACATGGGGTAATTACCAATATCAGTATAAGCGAAAGCGCCGTTCTTCCCTTTATAGTCATCATGTAGATTGATTTCGCTTGCTTTATCATACATGTGAAAATGCAATTCAGAATAATTTCTATTCTTTTTTGTCGAATTAAATTCATGTTCGTTTTCTAATGTTTTGTCGTTATCGCCCCCTGGGAATTCGTCTCTTGTTTCTTCAAATTCGTCTTTAGGCATATCTATCCAGCGGTGGTCGTCTTTAAACTTGCCAGCTGTGCTCCAATAATACAGCTCGAACAAGCTATGTAGCGCACCATTGTCGTCATTGTCACCGGGACTAGTATTTCCACCCCATAGCTTCATCATTCGGTCTCTAAATGACAATATAATATCGCCACTATCATACTCTCTTGATACAGCTATTTTCGACCCGATGGGTCTTAGAGAGTCAATGGGGTCATATACACTTCTCACGCGCCAAAAATGGTACCACACAGAAGGAACATCGTCCCATCGTGCAGCTGTAAGAAGACTTAAGAAGTTATTTATGTGGTACGTTTTCTTAGCTGCATATTTGCGAACACTGTTAAACGTTTTTTCCTGCGTGTACCACTTACAGAACTCCATGACATTGCCAAGATAGTCAACTCGTTGCAACCGGCTATTTTGCTTAGCATCTTTATCTATGGTATGCTTTGTGTCATACCCAACGAAATATGGCAAGTTTGGGTACCACGCTCGAATACGTGGGTATCTATATTTAGAATTCTTTTGTTTTCGGACGTCAGACCCATCTTGGTCTTCCCCTGCGCCAAAATATGAAGTATACATATGGTGACCATATGGCCTGTTTATGTCCCAGCCTGGCGCGACTGCAGCACTGGTAGACGTATGAAATAGATCTTGTTTTTCATTGACATTTATAGCCACAGATTCAAATACCATGGGTGGCAGTGTAGTATCAGTGGCACGTCGGCTGGCATGAGTACTTGAGTTTTCAAGAAATTCTTTATCGCGTGAGTTCTCGAGTTGTAACTCTGCCGGAAGTCTCTTGATAGAATTTAGCACGTCTTCTTGTTTATGATAACTGACTAGCGAATCACTCATCCACTTCTGTTCAACTTTCTCTGCTCCAAACGGTGCAAAATATAGTAAATCTTCGATCATATCGATATATTTCAATATGTCTGAAAACTCAGTACTTTCCGATAGTTCTTTGTTCTTTATTTTTTCAAGTTCTTTTTTTAACTCATCAGAATTATCAGCATTATGTTTTAGCTGGTGTATGTCTGTTCGGGTGAATTCTTTTAAGGCTGTGGGGTCTGACAACGCGCCGAATATTAACTCAAATAGTCTCTTAAAGCTTAGTCTCTCATGACCCCCATCATAATCAACACCATTGACTGTATAACTTTTAATCAGTCCACTTTTATCTCTATCAATGTCGATGTCTATGTTACCAGCCGTTGGTTTTAGACTAAATAGTTCCCTTAGTTTCGATTTGAACCCTGGTAAATAATCTAGCTTAATTTTGTTAAGAATAAATGGCACCAGTGGCAACAGTGTCATTTCTACCCTGATAAATCCAGAATCAGACATGTACTCAACAGTTACATTGTTCAGCTTAAGCTTATCAAGCTTGAATATTTTTAATTTGCTATCATCATCATACTCATTGTAGCCACATTCACATTCATATAGACTATCTATAGACGACAATTGGTAATCTAAAGAATCAACGTTTTGGTGCTTAGCGTTTAAGATTCTATGCTTTGGGTCTATGTATGAAATAACTATTTTTGGTGTGAGACTTAGTAAATCAAACTGTACGCTTTCTAACAAGAAGTTATCATCATAGCTACCATCTTTTAAGTTACTAGCAGTACTAAATTCAGTTGGAAATACACTTGTTGGCTGGTTATCACAGCTTATACAGTTAAGTCTAAAGAAGGCGGGCTTGTGATTTTTCATTTATCATCTCGCTAACGATGCTTCAACATCTTCTAAAACTTTTTCTAGTGGCAGTGGGACTCTCAATAATTCTCCGTTTGGTATGTCATATTCAAAATCGTATTCGTTTGCAGCTAAAATAATCCACCAGTAATCTGGAGTTTCATAGTATCTCATTGACATTAGATCTAAACGGTCTGTGTTGTTGTATGTAGTGATAACATCTGCATCTCTTTCAGCTATAATGAGAGCATTCGGGTTTAGCTTATTTACTTTGTATCTATTGAGTGTCTTCACTGTTGGGGCTCCTTATCCTTATCCTTATCTCCAAAATAGTATAGATATTCTGAGGTTGGCGTAGATCTGTGAACTACCTTCATCGTTAGATCTACTGAAGCATACATTGGAATTAGCATTTTATCGTCTGATGAATCCCAAACTAATGGGTCGTACGAAATATTGATTGAGTCTATTACGACGTTTAAGTTTTTCATGAACTCTCCAATAGTTATATTAGCAAATGGTGCTTTATCAAAATCACCATTCTCATTATACATTGGACGAGCTAATTGTTGTAAGAAGTTTAAGTGTGTGATATATTTATCGCGATTTATGGAGCCCTCGACAGAGTATATGGGTCCAGAGTTGGTAGTTAATCTCTGAATGTCACCCAATTTATCGCTGGCTATGCTATCATCTAGATTTGGGTTGATTGGATCGTCCCCAAAAAACGGCCCCCATGGGTGAACATAGTCATACAACAGCTTAAATGTCATTGATATAACCCGGTCTGCTCGTTCATAGAAATGTATATCTTCACTTCTGCCAAGTGGACTTATTGAGCCCCATGATGGAGTTATAGACTCAGATAAAGATTCAATAGTTGCGTGGAAATATGCAGTTTTTCCATTCGCAAGATTCTTAATGTTGAAATGAGCATATTCTGGAAATCTTGCCGATTCTATATTAAGATCTGAGCCGATATACCCTGAGTCTTTTCGTAAGATTCGACCACCCCTCAGCTTGTTAGCTGGGATATTGTTCTTGAAGTGACCATGAAAAAACCCTTGGGAATTATACTCGTCAACAATATGCGTACCGTTTATAGTTTCACTTAGATGACCACCCGACCCCATGTCGCCATCTATAGTGGCTTCTTCTTTGGATTTCAACGTTTTGCTATAGTCTTCAGCTGCACGAGCAAACAGTCCAGAAAGAGGGTTTGGCACTTTCGCGACAAGATCTGATATCAATTTTCTAGCTTTATTCGTCAATTTTGCTATTTCAATTTGTGGCTTTTCAAGAGCTAGTAGTTCTAATTGTGCCAACGCAGATTGGCCATCAGTAGTAAATCCACCGACGCCTCTAACAAAGTTTATAGCGCGCTGTTCTGCATAATCAGCTAATCTCTTATCAGAGTCTGCGAAATTGCGAAATACATCTTTGTTTCCAGCCATTGCATTTTTTGCTGTTTCACTACCCGGCTTTGGCCCAGTACCTCTTGATACTTCATCTGGAATATCTGGATTACTTGGTTCAGACATGTCACCATGTATAACATTTACCATCGACGATTCATTTTTAGCAAGCAGATCTTCGATGTAACTGGAGTTAGTCTCGTTAAGTGGTTTATCAGTCAAACTTCTTGTGTTATTTTTAGCAAGTAATACGCGTTGTAACCAGTCATGATGAAATGTTTGAGCTTCTACAACATCAGTCAAACTTCTACCAGCATATATACTCATCGCCATCAAGTCGTGTATATATTGACTATTGTCTATTTTCTCAGTAACAAACCGAACGCGAGCATTTTCAAGTTCTAGTTGTGATCGTTTTAAGATATTCATGTTGAAATTTACATTTTCAAAGTCACTCACTATGCTACTCTCCCATCGGTTATTGCGATCATTGCGTCTGCAACCTTACGAGAATCTATCTTCACGATAACTTGAGTGTTGATAGCTGGCATAGATGTTAAATTGCCACTAATATTTATATCCTTCATGCTACTGGCCTTATCGGTTATCTGGCCAAGCTTATCAACGTCTAGTTTTGCCATTCTCTCAAAGGCCGATGCTAATGAGTTAACACCATCGGCTGCAATCTTCAAGTCGTTGGCATATGTCTTAGCCCAATTGCCAAGAATGCCTAGCATTAACATCGTCGGCCCCATTCCAGCTAACATAAAAAAGCCACCAGCTAGCCCACCAAACATGAAAGCCAAATTGAGAGCAGCTATTCCTCCAGCTAACCCCAATAAAGTCGAACCAATACCTTCTGGTATAGATTCTAAAGCATTGGCGAATATCTTAAATGCATAACTAATTGATAATATTGCTAAGCCAAAAGCAGCTACCAACGCAACAGCTGCCCATCCAACACCCGAAAGCGATAAGAGGCTCATAGATACAGCTAAAGCAATGATTGTGCCAATCATCATAGCAAAACCCCCCACGGCGTTTTTGGTATCACTAGCAAAATTCTGAAACGCTTTAGACAAAATCCAAATAGCTCCGGCAAAAGCAATGAGTACAGCTGCACCACCCATAAGATTTTGCCAGGGAATATTCGCAAATCCCTGTAATAACTTAGCTGACTTTGGCGATGCAATTGGCTTAGCACCCTTACCCTTCAGCGACTGTGCCCGGCCGCCTGGCGACCACCCGTCCCGAAGTTGAGCCATATAATCGGCATCATCGACGCCCCCGCCGCTACCTCGTTTCCGGCTGAACAGTCGCCCAAGCTTGTCAAACCCCAATATATTAGTAATGCCGGATACGTTGCCCTTCCCAAGATCCATCGTAGAGCCTCTCCAAGCATTAGCCACTAAAGATGCAAGGATTTTTGTTAGTAGTACACCCATCGCGAGTAATGCTACATAAATCTTATTAGAGAAGAGAGAAACTACCTGTTTACCAATAGACACTAGCCATCCACCAATCATCCCTAAATATCCTACGATGCTCTTAAAGCCTTCAGCACCGCTTTCGTGCCACCAATCAACCATTTCCTCCATCTTGATAGATATCTTGGTGCCCCACTCTTCAAGCTTTTTGCTATTTTCCTGGACCCATTCCGTCGATTGTTGGAACAAAGGTATAAGCGGCTGAATCAGATATGACATTATAGCTGTTGTAATCATGCTAACCAGCTGGCCAATAGATTTACCTTGAAATGTCAAAGCTTTAAGCATATCGCCGCTAGAACTTTCACGAAATTTCAAATCTTCATGGCCCATCTTTACCAATTCAAACATTCTATCACCAGATATACCCATACTACTACCTAGACTGTCAAGCTTATCTCTCAACTGGCCAGTATATGTGTCACTTTTACTAGTTTGGTCTATAAGTTGGTTTACTATGTTACTTAATAGCTGTTGGCTGTTACGGCCTGCATGAAGTACTTGGCCAAACCCCATGTTCATTCCCCACTGCGTGAGATTGGCAGTCAAATCCAATGCACCCTCAAGCGTACGAGCTGAGTCTGCAGCATCTAACATTTCGGTTATAGTTCCCCCAATTTTTACTGCAGACTTAGCTATGTCAGCTAAATCATTTTTTCCTTTACTCATGTTAAATCGCTGTAAGATTTTAGAGTCCCCAGCTATTTCTTTCATCATTGTCGCACTAGCAGCTCCAATGGATTCCATATCGCGTTGGAATCCATTAAAAAATTCTTGCTGTGTGTCGAGAGACCCAGTGGTAAGTTTAAACTGGTGAGCAATGTTACTAGCCTCCGAGCCAGACAAACCATATGCACCCGCTAACTTAAGAGCCATGCGATATTGCTCTTTTGTTTGCTCAGTAGTTCGTTTGTTTAGCATGAGTAAAGTACTCATTGCTTCTTGTTGTGTCTCAGTAGATGCTCCCATCATAGCTGCAGCTGGTGCAAAACTTGTTATAGTTTTACCCAACTCTTTTGCGTGATGTGCTGATAAACCAAAAGATGCAACCAAAGATGTAGAGATCTTAGACGCGGCATATGCTTGTTTACCAACATATAAAAGTGCTGCTGAAAGAGACAATGTGCCAACAAATTTTGCTGTGGTTGATTTAAGCGTAGATGCAAGTTTCGCTTTATTCTTAGTATTTTTCTTACTGTCGATCTCATTCTTTTGTCTTTGTGCCTCAACCTCTCCCAGTTGTTCGGCAGCCTGTTCAAAAGTTAGACCGGCATCTAGCATCTTCTCTAGTTGGCTCTTCTCTAAGCGAGCCCTAACTTCAGCACGCCTAGTGTTAATCTCAGCCTGTTTTTTCCACTCTTCGGTTACTTTCTCATGTTTGGCTTCGAGATCTTCTATGTGTGCATCTGACATCTTGTCAATGATAGATTGTTTACGCTCTAGATATTCTTGTTGTTTTTGTTCTTGTGTTTTATCGTCATTATTTGGCATAGTAATTATAAATATCTTAGCTGGGATCTATTGAAAAGAAAAACCGCAAAGATTACTTTTTCTTTGCGGCTCTTTGGTGTTCTTTGTTTATTCGTTCAACTTCATCGTTAGTTTTCTTCAGATACCAGCGTCTCTCGAACAACGTTAAGTTATAAGCATCTGTATAAGAAAATTTACAATGATACACTAACGCGAATAATTCATTGTAGATATACTTCTTATGCTCAGGCGTCAGGCCAAAAAAACTGTGCCGTGATAGGCACATCAACTCTTTCTGACATGTCACACAGTGGACAACTAGTATCTTGGCGCATGTCTAGACTTGGTTCGACTGATTCCAGTTGTTGCCTGAATGCACGAGAATCAGTAACTGGCATGTTGTTCACAAAATTATGAATCATCGCTTTATCAGTGTTACCATCTACAGATAGTATCCCCAACTTTAATCTCGTCGTAACAACATTAGACGTTGCTAGCTTATTAGCCGTGCGACTAGACATAGATTTTTCTAGCACGCTTTCGTCTGCGCCAGTTAAGAATCTATATTTGACGATTGACTTGCTAGCTGGCAACTCAAATGTCATATCTGCAGCGTCTTGGTCTTTAACATCTTTCAATTTAACTAGAGACAAGTTAAATTCCTGCTTAAAGTCGTGAGCACAATTCGAGCATCTAATACTCACGGGATATTCAGCACCATATCCAGTTACTCTCAACCACATCAGTATGGCATTGCGATCCCCAACCAGCAATGCTGATGCGTCGATCTTTTTATCTCTGATTGTATTAGCTAGTAATACATCTAAAATTTTTCCAGACTGCAAAAGATTCTGGCTGGTCAATATATCCTCTTCTGCAGCTGTCATGTAATATACTTCTACGAATTCTTGGTTATGAAGTGGATGATCTTCTGGGTAATATATACCCTTAGATGGTAGCTGTACTACGTCGAATTTACGTGAAGACTCTGTCTGTACATTTTGAGGTATAACTCTATCTTGCATAATAATAACTCCTTATAAAACACACTTATGCTACAATGTATTCTAGGTTAGATTGTTGTATATGATAAATATCTCTAAACAATCTAACCTAGATTTTTTTTTGATGCACTAGTAATCTAAAATCGCATAGTCAAACTTAATAGATACTGTGACGTCGGCTAAATCTTCAGCACTATAATCTAAGTCACCAAAATTAGCACTCACTGGCCATGCTCCACGAATTTCCCACTTTTCAACTTCAGTCCCAGCAGGACCTAAGAGTTTGAGTGTAAGATTCTTCTTATATGAAGCAGCAAACCCCATACGTCCTGATTCAGGAACTACGCATTGGTAAATCCACTTCATAATAGCTTGAGATGTTGAAGGGCCAATTGGGTCAATGAATGTCACATCAAAATTGTCCCATACTACTCTTCCTGCAACCCATGAACTTATATTCATATATGGAATCTCGACTTCACCAATTGTCATTGATGGGCGAGCTGTAGTTTGAACCATCCACTCCTCAATGCCCAGGTCACTCGGGAATTCTAACACCCACCTATTTTTCCGTTTTGGTTCTATATCAACCGGTACCGGACTAATCATACTTTCTACCATAATATATTCACATCCTTTCAAAATGTTTTTGTTTATTATAAATATTTCCAAATTAAAATGGATCCAACTCGAACAACTATATATTTATTTATGTAACCCAAAAGAAAAAACATATAGGAGTAAATAGTATGCGTACTTTCAAAACTCAGATAACTAGCTGTAAATTCTGTAATAAAGAATTCGAAGGCCGAATAAAAGTGAAACACAATAAACCAACTGTGCAAGAGTTTTGCTCTAGAATTTGTTGGAGTAACTCTGTACATGTAGACAGTGAAATTCGTGAGTGTTTGTATTGTAATGTAGAGTTTGCAGTTCGACGAACATTGCCAAAAATCTATTGCAGTAAATCGTGCTCAGTAAAACACCAAATGAGCAAGGCCGGTGAAAAAGAAAAAAGAGTTAATGCTAGAAAAGCAACAATCAAGACTAAATACGGTGTCAATGATTCAGCAAATATCCCGGGCAGGGTTGATAAGTGGAAAAAAACGATGATAGACCAATATGGCAGCACAGGCTACAACAATTATGAAGCTAGAATTAATACGAATGGTTTAACTAAGCTTAAGCAGATATTAAACGATGGAAGATATACTCCAAAGTTTTCAATAGATTCATATTCTGGCGTACATAGCGAATATGAATTCCACTGTAATAAATGCTCAACATCTTTCAAAAGCCATCTACGTAAAATCTTTCCACGGTGTCCACAGTGTTACCCACCTCTAAGCACAGGTCGGTCTGGCTTAGAACTAGAAGTGTATGAGTATGTAAAATCTATATATGTAGGGGAGATCTTACACAGCGACCGAAAGATTATTGCGCCAAAAGAATTAGACATTGTTATACCAGATAAGAAATTGGCAATAGAGTTTAATGGTTTATATTGGCACAAAGAAAACAAGACGCGCCATTTAGAAAAAATGAAAGCTTGTGAGAATAAAGGCTACCAATTGATACAGATCTTCGAAGATGAATGGCTCGAGAAGCAGGAAATTGTTAAGTCTAGAATACGATCTAAACTTGGTCTAATTTCTAACTCTATATACGCAAGAAAATGTAAAATCCAAGAGATCGATACACGAACGAAAAATAAATTCCTAGCAACTACACATATACAGGGTAAAGACCGGTCTAAAATCAAACTGGGCGCGTACCATAACGATGAATTGGTTGGAGTCATGACGTTTTCAAAACTTCGATTAGCTTTAGGCTTCAAGACTACTTCTGATGCGTCGTTTGAATTGAGCAGATTCTCAACGAAGCTATTTACTTCTACGCCAGGTTTATTTTCTAAGATGTTAAAATACTTCACACAAAATTTCGACGTGAAAGAACTAGTAACTTACTCAGACAACAGATGGAATACTGGGAATGTGTATGAGAATTTTGGCTTTAATCTGGTAAGTACTGGTCAACCAAACTATTGGTATGTGCATGACCACCAGAGATATCACAGATTTAATTTCATTAAACATACGCTGAGTAAAAAGCTAGAAATGTTTAATCCAAACTTGACAGAAGTAGAAAATATGCACTTAAATGGTTATGAGAGAATTTGGGATTGTGGCTCAAAGAAATTTATCTTGAAGCTACTATAGAATCTCATGAGACACGCATTCTATGGGTAGTCCATATGGTATATCAAATATTACATAAAAATGTCTCAGAGAACGCGCTAGGGTCCTCTGAGACAAAATATGTACTACAGTTTGATGTTAATCTTCAAATGTAGCACCAGTTGGCATGATGTTGAAGTTAATCACGATCATTTCAGCTGTTTTGGTAGGTTTCAGATATATCTGACCAACCATGTGATTCCTATCGATTACGTCTGGCGTATTTGTCGTCGCGTCCATAACAACCCTAAAGTCATAAAGTCCACGTTTGATTTTAATACGATCCAACACTGGGTTAACCATTCCTTTGAATTGGTCCCATGTCTTCGAATCATTAGCTTCAAACACAAGATACTTAGTAGCACCAGCAATCACCTTGCGAGCGTACAGCATCATTCGACGAACATTGATTCTATCCAGTGATGTAGATCTAGTCTGCAAAGTCTTTTGACCCCAGATAGTAATACCCTGACCAGGGAAAGTCGCAATTGGGTTGACCTTTCCCTCGTAACAAATGTTGCGATCTGCAATAGTTAACTTATCAGCTGCAGATACTACATCAGTCATCAACCCTCTATTCATTCCAGCTGGAGCAAACCAAGGGTAAGATATAGAGTCAGTATACGCCATTGCTTCCAATACTTGTGGTGTTGGTGGGATAGTTACATATTGGCTATTATCAGAATCATAGATCCTGACATGTGGATAATACACAGCAGCATAGTTAGAATCTACAGTAGCAGCAGCAGAAGCAGCAGCAGTAGCAGACTCAACTGAATCTCCAATGTCCATCACGTAAAATGCATCAGCCCTAGCCTCAACCATTTCTAATGCATAAGAAGATATTGCACTACCCATTGGCACACCTGGTACTGCAAACAAGTTTAAGTCGAACTCTTCTGGGTTTGACACTTGGTCGATTGCGTTAGTCCAAGCTACGTACAGATCTGTTCCTGCAACAGCTTCAAGCTCAGACATGCTACGACTAATATCTGTTCTTAGCCAACCATCTAGTCCACCAAGCAGTGGCAATACGAATTTGTTTTCAGTAGTAGCAGTTGAAATGCCATCTGATATGACATATGTGACAGTACCAGCTTCTGCTTCGAAGTGGAAACCTAAAACAGCTGTACCATTAGTACTATCTGTCATGTCCCATTCAGATCCAAAGTTACCCATCACTAAGTCTAAATCTATGTCGTCATATTGGACGCCGAGATATTTTTTAGACACTGTGTCACTTTCTGTGTAACCAGTCTTGATTGGGAAGTATGGGTACCCTATGCTGCCTTGAGTTGGAGTATACACAGTCTTAAATCCACCTGGAACCAAACCAGTAAAGTCACCAGCCTCAACAGTAATGTAGATATATTTAGAGTTGAGCGTGAATAAGCCCTCACCATGTTGGTCATCACCAATTTTCTTCAATATATAGCTTGAAGAGGTTGGATCCATCTTACATTTACTAAATTTCTCCAGGTAAACTGGGCTAGCATCTTCGTCGCTAAAGTCACGAACAACTATGTCGAATGTGTTAGTAGTAGTATTGACATTCTCAACCGCAACCTTGATGTCTGTGTTGGCGTTACGCCCATCAGAGATCGTGCTAATAGTGAACATGTCTCTAATCTGGTCCCCTCCAACAACGTTTGATACAATCATCGGTGTTGATGCATTAGAATTACCACCCACATCATATGACGTACTGGTAACAGCTGAATATGCTACACCTAGCACAGTCGCTGTACAGTCAGCAAGAGTGTTATGCATCGATGCAATCAGTTTAATGCCAGCAGTTTCCGAAGTACCAGTTCTTTCTCTGTCATATAGTGACGAAAGAGCCAGTGAGCCAGATTCTTCAACAGTCGCTGTTAAAGATACATCGGCGACGCCGTCACCGTCAAGGGTGAACGTCCAACCAGAACTGGTGTCATCGCCATCGGCACCGTCAAATGTTACTCCATCATAATCTGCAGGCACAACAAGAGCACCAACGATACATGTATCTGGCTGTGTATAAGTACCACCAGTTACATTCGCTGTTAAATATACAATCTTCTCAGTATCAGCATATAAATCAGCCTCTCCGAGAACCCTTACAATGTACGCTTGGTCTGCGTGCTTTAAATATGATTTAGCTGCGTATGGTAAAAACTTACCAGTATTCAGATTCCCAAATCTCTCTCTAAACTCGCCCATATTCTTCACGAGTGTTGGGTTATTAGCTGGTCCCTTGTCAGTTTCACCAACAAGAGCCAGGCTTGAGGCGCCAATACCAGCAACATAAAAAGAATAGTCTCTCTCTTGTGCGTATACGCCTGGGCTTACAAAAATTTCAGCCATGTTATTTACCTTCCGTTAAATTATTTCTTCTTCTATGTTGACCGTTACATTCGTCGGCGCAACGATTTCTTCAAAATCTTTTTGGTCTAACAAGTAACCATATACTTTTATTGAATATGCTGTGTGAATAACTTTCATATCCTCTATAGTATCTATGTCTGTTTCGTTTGCAACTGAGTCGATTTTCATCGGCATGTAATACCCATTAGTCTGGATATATGTTTGCAAACTAGCAAAATGCTTCATCAAAGATTCGTTCATTATGTTGTCATCTGTCATGTATGTAGACAATACTCGAACCTCATAATCTAAATCCACACGAACTGGTTGTGGAACTTTAAATATTTTATACGTAGTCTTACCGTTTTGAGCACGATAAGGTATCCGGCATGTTTCATATCTGCCATTTGGTATGATACTTCTCATCGTGTCTTGTCCGGGTTGGACTTCAGATCTACGAATTGCAATATATGGATACTTCATGTTGAAGTTGCTATCTACATATTTCCAATTCCGCTTATACTGAGCCCACTTTTCATTGTTAAGGTATACTATTGGGACCGTCGTATTTTCTATCATGATAGGTTTAGACTTAAACCACTCGAATACCGTGGTGTCAATGTCTTCTAAGTCGACACCCTTTGGATACATAGTCTTCAACTCATCAAATCCCTGTAACTGGCTGTCCAATATTGGCCAGTCAGTCGTTGGCAATGCTGGGTCTACTATGTAGTTTTTCATTTCTTTTCTTTACCTTTAACCCATCCACGCTGGATAGCATTAAAAAATTCTTTTTTCTTTTCGTCGTCAAGTTCGCCCGGTGATTCTACGCCAAATTCTTTCAATTTAGCATCGAAGAATTTCTTATAAGCCTCTTGCTTTTCAGTTTCTTCGATACCAGACAGTTCTCGCATCCTGCTTAATTCTTCTTGTAGTAACTTAGTCATCTGATTTCTCCCGCTTAGCAAAGAATGAGCTTTTACTTTTCTTTGTAGACTTTTTCTTAGCTTTCTTTTTTGGCTTAGGAGTTTCTACAACTTCTTCATTTTTTTGTTCTACTGTTGGTTCTTCTTTTGCTTTCTTAATCTGTGCAATTCTCAATTGGCGCTGTTGCCAATGGCTTAATTTTTTCATTTATTATTCTCCCTTGAATACTGCTTGGTCTGTTTTGTGAGCTAGCATTCTGCGTAGCCACGATCTGTCTCCGGCATAATAGCCATCTAGCCCTTGTTTTCCTACGTCGGCATCGTAGATCTCGAAATATTTACCATTGTAATATATAAAATCTCCCTGCGCAGGGTTTAGACCTAATTCCTCCAGGTATGAATCAAACGTTCCGATGACAATATCACCCTTAGCAGTCTTCAATAATCCAGCTTCAGTGTATACATCTTCATCAATAGCTGCTATGCTACATACTAGTTCGACTGGTTCATCGAATGTTTTAGTTTTCGCTTCACCATATAGATTCGAGTTTGTTGTTTCTAAATTTACTTTATAATATGTACAATGCTGTCGTATTAAACCCTCAATTAGCTCTCTAGCAGAATTATTCATGAGCTGTTCTTCTGCGTCGCCAAAGAATATTGATAGTCCGGAATATGTCATCCTATGTAAATCCCTCCTGGAGTATAAGATAAAGCTGTATTGATGCTTTCTGCGTCTTGTGCACTGCTTTCTAAAATAGTAGAAATTTTCATATTATCTAATTGTTCATACAATTTTTCTTTTAATAGTGCTTGCTCTTCAATGCCCTCTGTCACTAGGGTTTCTCCGTCCATGTTAACTTCATTATCTGGGATTGGCAATGAACTAAACTTGCTACGAATTCGGCCGAGGACTTCTTTAGATAAAGCTAGCGTATACTTCTTGACCCAATGTTTCGCAGCTGAGTTAAATGCCGAGTATGGAATTTCATCGAGTTGCATAGTCCCAGGGTCACTTACATATGTGCCAGCTGGCTGGTTCTCATATCTATTTGTAGCTTCACTTCTATAATACCAATACCAAACTCTTAATCCATCCATATGTGAATCTGGGACTGGTTGCATGAACACTTGGTTTGGCCCAATCAACTTATATTGGTACTCAGACTTACGAATCCTCTGTCTCATTTCGTGATTCATCGCGATCTGTATATTGTAGTACATTGGAGTTAAATATAGCATGTCGTTACCCATAAACGACCAGCCAAATTCATCGTTAGCCCAATATGTATTGCTATTTGGGTCAGCTAGGAAATGATCTATAGCTGGCGTTTCCTGCCACATGATTTCGTTGATGATTCGCGAACCAGTATAGCCGTCGTTACCAGAATACCCAGCTTCACCAAGTCTATATTCTTGTGTATTTGCTGTCAGTATAAAGTAATCTTTATGTATTTCAAGCTCTCCCCCGATGCCCAGCTGTTCTGAATACGCTTGAGCAAAGGAATTGACAATTTGATAATCTTGATTGACCCATCTCATTGTAAAGTCTTGAGCACTCGGTAAACCCAATGCGTTATCGATGTGCGTATCGATAGCCCACTCAGTTATCATACTGCTATACTCTTCAACAGCTTCATTAAAACAATATGTAAGCTGAGTAGATGATAGTTCTACATTCACAGTTGGGTAACCAAAACGAGACTTAACCCACTCTGTCACGCCAGTAATGTCAACATATTCATAATTCGACATATAAATATCTTCCCTTTATTAATTTGTATAAAATAAATATCATGGACGTCTAATTCAAATCCAGTCTATTGCACAAAAAACCCACCCTAAATCAATAAGGTGGGTTTGATAATTTGAATCAAATCAAATTGCTACGCGTTATGAAATAGTTGAAATATTACTTACGTACACTAGGCCGTAGAATTTATTGTTGACAACTTTCTTTCCATAGCGTGTCATGATTCCCTTACGTGGAGTAAAGTCATCTGCATCATACATTACCGGAGTAATCTGGAATGGAATATAAGGTGCATATACATATCCTGCTTCAAGGAATGATGAACCCTTATGCCCCATCAAGCATATGTTTGCTGGCATGTATGGATCTTTGTACACTTTATAGCGTGATCCAATTTGGCCAACAGATTCGATGCCCATGTTGAATTGCATTTCATCAGATACGTTTGGTGCTTTGAATGTATCTAGATCTTCAAGAATAGCACTTATCTCTGATGAACAAACAATCCAGTTAGCTCCACCACGAAGAGTCTCTTTGTGGATTTTAGCACTAACTCTGTTGATTTCTGTAACCAACGATTGGTTATGTACTTTCTGAGTTTGATACGAAGAATACGTAGCATTCGCAAGACTGTAATCCCACGTAGTACGATAAGGTGCAACATGAATCAGGTCACGAATGATTTCACGATCGATCTCTGCAGCAACTTCTTCAGAAAGAAGAGCTGTCAATTCTGCTTCAGCATCTAAACTGTGATATGCAGCAAGGTCTTGAGCTAGCTCAGGAGTCCATACAGCTTTCAGTTTACGAGTTGTCGCTTGAACTGTTACGCTAGTAACAACAAGCTTAACTTCGTTCATCTTAGCGTCACCCTCAAGTGTTGTATACTCGTTCCACTTGATAGTATGGTTAGCAGCTGCAGCATTTTGGTTCAGAGGTGTGAAATGTACTGTAATAGTATCGTCTATTGCATCTTCAGTCCAAGTCTGTTCGCCGATTCGGAATGTTCCTTTAGCATATTCAGTAGAACCACACCAAAGACTTAAGCTAGCCAACGATTGTTCGTGGTTAGTTGCAGTGTACGCGAAGGTTTCACTAGTATCGCCAGATGCAACTGACACAGCGGTTGACGTGTGTGCCGTATCTGTACCGAATGCATTTTCATATCCGCCATTGTCATAATGGGTGTCATATACCCCGCTGTAAGCAGCAGCTGCTGTAGAGCCATCTGTTGGGTGAGTTGAACTAACTTGGTGGTCAATATAGAACAATAGACCAGAAGGTAAGTTCATTGGCTGAACGCTGACAATTTCATTCGCCAATAGGTTTGCAAATACTCTGCGAACCATTGGAAATGCAACAACGTCAAACCCTGCAGCATTAGTTGTCATGTTTGCTGGTGTTCCAATACTCTCTTGCACCAATTGTCCGGCTTGATTCTCAAGCAGTTGAGCTAAGTTACTTCTTTGCTGACCTTGTAGGCCCTCAAGAAGTGGAGTTTTATTCCAGCGACTAACGATTAGTTCACGCTGTTCTTGTAGGGCTTTAGTTTGGATATTTCCAACTTCGCCGCTATTTAATAGGCTTCCCATTTTAGTTTTCTCCTTTATGGGTTATTTTTTATTCTTAGAGTCCTGCTAGTATCTTCATACGAGCAACCTCGTTAGATTCGAATACATGTTCATTGACAACTTTTTTACTATTAGATTGGATCATTTCATTAATTTGGTCTAATGGATTAGAGTTATCAATTTGTCGAGTAATATTCTTGTACTCTCTCTTAACTTGTTTGATGCTGCGACACTCATCTAAGCGTTCTGCAACATCCATTTTTTCTGCAGCATTAAACATACCAGATTCATATAGTTTATTTGCATATGTTAATTTAGCATTAAATAGATTAACTTCTTGCAATTGGTCTCTGAGATATGTTACTGCGTTTGCGAGCTTATCTTTTTCCTCTTCGAGGTCTTCAATTTTAGATTCAAGATATTGAGTAGGAGTTACTTTGTTGAACTTTCCGTTGCGACGGGCATACAGTCCTTCTTCAAGGTCTTCATCAGCAATTTCTCCCTCTTCATCATCTTCAATGTCTAATTCGATATCTTCGTCATCGACTAGCTCTTCGTCGTCTTCAACGTCTAATTCGATTTCTTCATCGTCTTCAACGTCTAATTCGATTTCTTCATCGTCTTCAACATCTAATTCGATTTCTTCGTCGTCTTCAGTATCTTTTACTTCTGAGTCATCGAATAGATCATTTTCAATATCTAGCTTATCGCCCTCTTCAATTGATTCTTCGTCTTCAACTGATTCTTCGTCTTCAACTGATTCTTCGTCTTCAACTGATTCTTCGTCTTCAACTGATTCTTCGTCTTCAACTGATTCTTCGTCGTCTAATTCAACTTCATCTTCTTCTGCAAGCGCAGATTTCATAAAGTCTTGAATGCGAGGGGCAAATGCTTCCATAACGACGGACTTCGCATTTTCAAGTGCAGCTGTTTCTATTTCTTCAGCAGCAATCAATGCTTCTTCCATAATTTTTTTATTTGCCATGCTGTATCCTTCTTTCTTTTTTGCTGTCTATATTAAATATATAGCTATCATGTGGTTAATCTATGTTTAACCAGCTATGGTCTGTTCTAAATCTTTAAAACTTATTATAAAGCTTGTTGTCATCAACAAGCTTATGGAGTTGTTGCCAAACCTTAGTTGAGTTTTTTGTTATCTTGTAGAATGGCTTCATCAAATGTGATGCATTTTCGTCAAGATATAATTCAATCTCACCCATAGCTTCTTCAACAGTGTCCTGAGCTTCTTCAATAACTTTTTTAAGCTCATCTGCTGGCCCAGATTCTTTTAACATTTCTTCATGTATCATTTTTCTTAGTTCTGATAATTTCATTGTCATTACTCTTTTCTATTTGAAATATTTGTCACCGAGAATATCATATATGATATTCCGGAGACCATTATATTCGTCTGTAGCATTTTTGGATTCATTAACCAAATATGCACCAGGCGTGCTTGGGGTAGATACAGCGTCAAACGCAATCAATTCAAAGTCGTCTTGCACAATATCTATTGCCCCTTCTTTTTGTAGTGAACCAATGCCCCGAGAACTGATTCCAATTTTAATATTCTGAGTAATTAGATTTCTCAAAATATCACCTTGTGGAGTATTGAGGATTTCTAAATCTCCTCGTACTATGCCATCTTCTGCTCGTATCTCTGTAACAATGTGAGACACAGATTTTAATTCTACCACTGGAGAGTCAGGATGATCTAATTCGCCGAGTGCTCTGCGTTCATGGACAAGTTCGGAATATTTCTTCATCTCTCTCATTAGAACTTCTTTTGGGTATACTCGACCATTCGCATTCTTAACTCCAGCTTTTTGTAAGACTTTGTCACGAAGGATTAGTGGTTTACTTGAATCCTTCGCCTCTTGGATAAGCTGGTCGTCTAATGAAAGTTCGTACCATTCTGTTAAGATTAGTTTGCTCATTATAGTGTCTCTTCGTCGTCTTTAGCAAGCTTCGGTAGAATACTAGCAAGTTCACCAAATAGCTCTTCTTTTATCGTTTGTCTTAGTTGTGTTTTAGTTAGTTTCATTTTATTAATCGTCTGCCCTTATGATGATCTCTATATCAACCTCTCTGTCTTTGAAAGGTGACATATATTTTGATTTCATTATATCTGCAACTAAATATTTTGATATTTTATTTGCATATGTTTTATCCATCCCGAATAGAGC